AACTTTCGTCGGGAGTCGGTGATACTATTCTTTCGGGAATTATGTGAAGACAGAGTTCGGGCAAGTCCTTGCCCAGCTTCTTTGCATATTTCTTCGAGCGATAGAATCGCTTCTTGGTTCCTCCTTAATGCTTATGTTGAAGGTATTCAAATGGCTATTAGAACATCTAATAACGGTGAGTTTTGCGATAGTTCTTTCTTTACTCTTGTTGCAAACGACCTTGATAATTTATTTCTTAGGACTACCGACTATAAAAAGCGGTTTGCTATCCATCGTCAACTGACGCGGTTACGCAAGAAATACTGTCCTAAGGGTTCCAAAAATCCTAAAGCTGATAGGGCTGCTATCTACAACTTTCTAAATATCCAGAAAGAAGTCAGCCGCCCGAGGTGCTCATTTGACCCGGAAACACTGGGCGAAATGAAATCCTTTATATTCCATGTTCTCGAACATGGTTGCTATCAGCTCTCCAAAACTCCTGTTGCGGGTACTACCTTCGACCCGGAGTTGATTTTGGAACGGTGGGGAACAGTCCCGTGTTTCAAACGGTGCTGAATTCCAACACTTCGTCGAAAAACTCGGCGATAATAAATTATCGTATTGCAACTATGCCGACTACCTGCTGCCTTATCTGGCAGATGTGTCTCCTAATGTGTTTTCGCGATTCGTTTGCGGCGCACATGAAAAGCTCTTACAGGTTAGCGGGAGTAGAGGCGCGTGCGTCCCTAAAACGCCTGATATCTCTAGATTTATTGCTTCAGAACCGGTTTTGAATATGGCTCTACAACTCGGGGTAGGTCAGTTTATTGCTGACTCACTTAAGCTGTGCGGTCTTAATATTCAGAACCAGCAGGATAAGAACCCTTTTCTTGCGAAACAAGGATCTCTAACTGGTGATTCTGTCGGTAATCGTCTCGCGACGATAGCCCTAAAGGATGCATCAGATAGGATTACTCCTTTTCTGGCAGCAACACTGTTACCGTAAGATCGTAAACTGTTACGTTTTATACTCGCAGTCCGGTCGCCTACCATACTGGTGGACGGTGAAGAAATCAGAGTGGCGTCTCTATCGACTATGGGCAACGGTTTCACTTTCCCACTCATGACCTTGTTTTGTTTGGCTGCTGTTTACGCAGTTGGTCGCACAAAGCTAGGGTGGAAAAGGAACTATGTCCCATGGGACAGCGTTGGGGTTTTCGGTGATGATATTATATGTCCCGTTAGTATATATCCTGATGTTGTTAAAACGTTAGAGGGAATGGGCCTAAAAGTGAATGTAGACAAATCATTCGCTGAAGGCTATTTCCGCGAGAGTTGTGGTGGTGATTTTTACCAGGGTTACGATGTAACCCCTGTCTATATAAAAGACGTCACTACTATCGAAGGGAAACTTATTGCCTTAAATCAGCTAATAAAATGGTCTGCTTTCCACGAGTTACCAATGTGGACTTCACTGTCCTATCTGGCGAGTGCTATCCCTAGCAAATACCGGAATTTGGTACCATCGTGGGAGGCCGATTACGCGGGCCTTCGTACGACGGAACCGATGGGTTCATTTACTCGTGCGAGAAAAAGGTTCGAACCTTTAGCTTGCCATGTTCACGGTGAGTTCAAGCTTGCCTGTGTTCTTGGTGGTTATATCCTTCCTGAGGTCGTGCCTGAGGGCTATGTTGTTGTTAACGACATCGACTACGCCTTACGGGTTGAGTTCGCTAAGGAGGTTGACCTTCAGAGTCTAGACCAGACTCCGGTTAACTTCTGCGAATCTATCGTAAGATACGTTACTAGGGAAGCGAGGTATAAGTACGCGTTGCAACATGTCGAAAGACCGATCGGTCATCGGTCCTCGATTGGTGCCGGCGGGTATACCCGTCGAGTAGGCT